CAAACGGTAGATAACCAGAGAGTCTTCAATCATTCGCAGTTGGTTTACTGCCTTGATTGCTTTGTGTAGGTGCGATAGCACCATGTTCTTATTGAGATCCTGTATACCAGAGTGACAATAAGTGATTGAATCAGGTGCGATCTTTATACCCTGATTACTTGAGTTCTTTAATCCTTTTGGATTATAGAGATAGTATGACGCAGAAGATGTCGTCAGTTGTTGGTTAAGATCTACTTTACCTTGCAACTGTTGCGGTTTCTTTGCTTCGTACTCAGTAACCTTGCGGATCTTACGAGGATCGATATATCTTAGTTCGTTTAAACCTCCCGATGGATTAGCGGGATCTATTACCTTATGATAAAATAATCTACCGTCAACGTACCAACGACGGAAGATTTCATAAGATCTATTATCAAAGTCGAGTAAACGGAGTATTTCATCAAACTCCTCTCGCATTAACTTCTTTATTTTATCTGATACTTTTAGATTTGATAACTCTAGTTCAACTGGCACATCATCAAAGTTACCGCATATCGTCTCATTGACGACATCATCTACTGCACTGTCACATTCTGGTTGTAAAACCATTTCCCGATATCGGGTGATTAGATCATATTCATTACGAATAGTCCCATCAAAATCAACAGAGTATCCATAGTACCCGCCTCCCACAATGGGTTGCGAGCCATCCATACTATCCTTCTGAACAAAAGAAGGTCCCTTAGGAACCTTCTTTGCTCTCTGGAGTGAAAATCCGAAGAGTTGAGACATTTTATACTATAGTCTTATTGGTCCTACCTTATTTAGGTACTTTCTGAAACCTTATTTTCCAGGTCCTCTGAGAGAAACTTCCCAGTATTGTACTTGCATCTCTACAGTAAACTCTTCGATTGCGTCATTGCTTCCGAAGTCTAGATCAATAGCGGAAATGTTTGTTGGGAATACATCTACAAATCTATATCCTCTTAGTTCTTTATGAGGTATACCTTTTGCACTGTCACTTGTACCACCTGCACTTGGATCAGTCTTACCTGCAGTGTTTCTATCTAGTTGTGTTACAAACATGTCAGCGAAGTAGTTATTGATGTTGATACCAGATGTGGTAACGTTCTGACTGTATGCTTGAATAGATTCAGTCCACTTCTCAAAACCATCTCTTAGTCTGAAGTTCTTATCATTCATGACAGTGATAGTCCAAGGTTCAAAGGTGCGATCTCCCGCAATCTTTAAGACTCTTCCTCTGTAAGGAACTTCGATTGTGCCTAACTGTGTGGCAGGTAGGTTTGCTGCCTTGACTGTAAACTTACCTAGGTCAGTAAGTGTAGTTCCGTTTGCTACACTAGCTTCTGGGAAGTTCAAAGTGCACTCAAACAGATTAGGTCTTGCGAAATCTGTAGCGACTTTTGATTTAAATTCTGAAATACTTGACATGTTAAAATCTCAATAAAATACGCCTTGTCCTATTATTTAGAACAAAGCGTATTTTCAGAGCTTTTTGTTTACGTTTTAGTTAGCGACTTCCGTGAATGCGACGCCAGTTCTAGTAGCAACGAAGGTTAGTGTAATGTAGTTGATTGTTCTAGTTGGTTTAACATAGATCTCAGCATTAAACTCTCCTCTGTCTACTGACTCAGGTGGGTTGTTGCTCTCATCACACTTGACTAAGAAGTCTGTAACTCCTCTACGTCCTTGTACGTCACGGAGAAATGGTTCGACAATGTTAAGGAAGAATCCTCTTTGTGTCTCATCATTCTGCTCGAAGAGTTGTGCCTTAGCAGCACCTGCTATAACTCTTTCGATTGTTAGGAATAGACGTCTCACATTGATTCTATCGAATGCGGATGCAAATCCTTGTGCAGTCTTATCACCGAATAACACGATACCCTGACCTGGGAATGATACAACTGGGTTGATTCTAGCAGAATACAATCTATCACGTTGGTTCTTATTAGGTGTGTATGCTAGTTTGATAGCATTTCTAATAACACCACGTTGGAAACCTGCAGGTGAGAACCATGGTTCTGATACTTCAGTTGTCTGTAAGCATAAACCTGCGATGTCACCGTTGGTTGGAACGTATCTGTATACATCATTGTACTTGTCATAGATGTATTTGTAACCAGAGTCAAATACCATGTAGTTACTTGAAGGTAACAGATCAAAGAATGAGATTAGGTTATCTGTTTGTGTTGCTGCACTTGATACACCGATTAAGTTTCCTCTTCTAGGTGATACAAATAACATGCAGTCTCTTCTTTCCTCAACAATAGAAACTAGAGCAGTGATCTTAGCTAATGCTGCAGCATCATTTGCACCAGATGGACCTGTAAGAATGAAGTCGATTGTTTGTGACTCAGGATCTTCTAGTAGTCCGTATGCTGTGCTTACATCACCTTGAGCAACTGTGTACTCTCCAGATGCAACTGCGTAGTCAGCACCACTTTCTAATCTATAGTAGTATGTTGCGTTTCCTTTAGAACCAACTGTGGTTGCACCTTGAGGATAGTTTGTGGAACCTGCTGAACTTAGGAATAAGTCAAATGATGTTGTTGATGCTAGTCCAAATGTACCAGTACCACTGTCTACATCAAATAAACCTGTCTCGTGCTCACCCCAGAAAACATACTCAGATTTTTGCTGTATAACTTCAACATAGAAGTTTGCTTCTCCTACAGATGATTTGTTATCAACTGCCTTTGATACACCAATGTATCTTTCGAGTAATGTACCTGCATTACCTGTAATCTTACCATCTACGTCAATGACAAGAATGTGCATCTCATCTCTGAATCCACCATTAGCAGTTGCAAAGGATGAAGTTCCAGGTCTAGGAGCAACGTTTACCCATTTTTGTGTAGGTAGATACTCTCTTTCATCATACTCAACTCTTACTGAACCGATTGCAACAGCAGTAGAGTTTGTATCTGCTATGCTATCTGCTGCAGCAAAGTCGATACTTCCTTTATCTTTAACAATATAAACTCTTCTTTCGATACCACCAGTTCCAATCACAGCAGTATTAGAACCTTGAGTGATAGTTTGACCATCAGCAATGATACCAGTAATACCACCAGAAGGTATTCCGATTTCAATCTTTCCGTTGTCTACATCATATGCTAAGACAGTAACTGTCTGTGCAGAACCAGAAATACTGATTGTAGTTGTTGTTCCAGGAACGAATGTACCTACAATAGAATCAACTGATAATACTATACTATACTTAAAGACCTTACCTGCAGCACCAGATGTAGCACTTAGTGCTTCACCAGAAACGAACTCGTGATCGTTACCTGAGCCAGGAGCAGGAACTACAGCAATCTGATCAGCACCTGCGTCTGTTATGAATATGCCGATTGAGTTTCCTTTAGCACCAGGGGTTCTTGCTGCCCACTTCCATGTGTTAGAACCGTTTAGGAATGTTGTTTCGTAGTCTTGTAGATTCTTGATCTTGACTGCAGTACCTGTATTAACTGCGTTCTTTAGTGCTGAACTATCTGTACGAACCGCTTTGAGCAATCCACCGTATGATAGGAACTGCGCTGCAGTATACCAATACTCATAGTTGTTCTCATTTGGTTCACCGAATGTTGCTACAAGTTCTCTCTCTGTACCAATAGTCTTTATCTCTTCAACAGGACCTAGTTCAAAAGGTGCTGCGATTACTCCCACGTTCGCGGTAGTAAGGGTAGTGATAGTGGTCAGATCTCTTTCCTGTACAACAACTCCAGGGCTAGATTGATTTGCTGCCATGTTAAATTTCTCCTGTGTAGGTCCGTAAATTCTGGTTGTCTAGGATTATTTATAAAAAACGAACTCTATCTAAACTCCCACATGTAAGATTTATCTCCATACTCCGCGACTTTCCAGACATCGCCCTGAGCATCTTGGAATTGGTCCTCTCCAAGACCATCATCTACAAACCCAAAAGGTGCCATATCTTGTTCAATAGCGTCTCTCTGATCATCGAAGATCCGCGCACGAACATCGTTATCATGCATCTCTTTAAAGTATGGTTGCATTGCCATCCATCCAAATATAACCAAACACATTGCTAGGTCATCATTACATCCATCTTCCGCTTGAAATGATTGTCCTTTAGCTATGAATGTAGTTAGTTCTGCAATAGTATCATAGTCTGGAATGAGAAGTTTATCTTCTTCTATCAATGCTTTGAGGTTAGAACACCCAACTTGCTTTGTGGCAGTTGACATCTTGATACCTAGTTGAGTCTTCTTACCAGAGAATCCTTGACCTAGTTGTTGTCCTGCCCTACCACGCATAGATGCCATCAGTAGATTCTCATACTCTAGGTCATACTGTATGATGTCTGCTACCTGACCACCTATATCATTTACTTCACACAATACATACGCATTGTTATAGTTCTTTGCTACATCTACGATTAGATTAGGTAAGACAATGGGTTTGATCTCATTGTTTTTATATCTAGCAACCATTTCATATGGCACAGCAGATACATCGATGACAGTGAATGCGGAATAGTCATGACCTACACCACGAGATACATCCACTGTGACGATATAGTTGTGATCCTCTTCTCTATTTTTATATAACGCTAGTCCTCTATTCTGTTTGATAGGATCATGGTATGCCATAGTCCTAAGTTTACTTGGAGTTATTAGTGTATCAACAGATCCTAGGAACTCACATTCAAACTCAACTTTGAACTGTGCTTCGGATGTGTTTTTGATAGTTTGTTCTTTCCAAACCTCGTCTCTGCCTGGAACTTGTGACCAATGCACTTCCGTTGGAACGTATTCATTCTGTCCACGTTCAGCATCATGCCACAGTTTGTAGAACATGTTCATCCCATGTGGGGTTGATATAATAATAACTTTAGTATTCTTACCAGATGAAATTGTTGGATACACAGAACTGAAAAACTGATCAGCGATATGATTCGGAACGAACGCGAACTCATCCAAAAAGATAACGTTAAAGGACATACCGCGAACAGCAGAAGCACTAGTACTTGCAGCCAGAATCTTACTCCCGTTCTCCAACTCCAAGGATCCCTTGTTCCACCCCAGTATACCTTGTTGCAACCATTTAGGAAGATTCTCGTAAGATAACTGTAGGCGTCCCAACATCTCTCTAGCAGTTGCTGCTTTGTTTGCGAGGATTGCGACATTTACATTGTCATTGAATAGTACATACCATAATAGATATGCTGTAACGATTGTAGATTTACCTGACTGACGAGGTAACTTTGCTATGTTAAATCTTTCTGCGTGAAAACTCTCTACCATGCTCTCTTGAAAATCATACATCTTAAATGGTATGATACCCTCGTCTAGAGACACAATCTTGATATACTTTTGTATGAAGTATACAGGATTATCAGCGCACTTCAAGAACTCAGCAATCTGTTTCTTAGTAAACCTTTGAGAAACATTTGCTTTTTTTAAGTTGGGGTTACCAAGATATAGTTCTTGTTTTACTGCCATTATTCCTTAATAAAATGTTTCTTAATGACCGATACTTGATCTTCATACTTCGCTATAATATCCAATTCTTTTTCAATAGATTCTAATATGTCAGTATGTTCACCAACTCCTGCAGGGTTAGTTA